ATAATACTTTTTTATTGTATTCTTGTACTATTCTAATAGTATCGCCTTTTAAATAAACAGGTACTTCAACACGTTTTTCTTTTTCAACTATAGTTTCATGATATATATCTGAACCTTTAACGTATTTAGTTTTAAAGCGATCTATAACAACAGTATCGATTTTATGTTTTAACAATTCATAGTTTTTACCATCCACGTTTACTAATGGTTTATCGCTATCTCCTCCAGACGTACACTGTTGAACAACAATTACACCTATTAACACCAATATAATAATAATAAAGAAATTTGATTTAGTAATCATAACATTAAAATTTATAAATTTTTAGTCGTAACTTACCTGTTCCTTTAATTAAACGATGGTATTTGTGTTTTGGTATAAATATTGGAGGAGTAAACGTAGTAGGTAATTCATCCTCTAATTGAATTTTCCAATCAGTTTTACCCTGGAGATATAATGTTCTATGTTCATTATCACGATGCCAGAGAAGTTCGATGGGATCTACATTCTCATCGAACTCTCTTATAACGTATTCTTCTGTTATTTCTGAATCAATATATGGTTTACCAGAATCCACTAAATGTTGTTTTAAAACCTAATAATTTAGCATATCGAGGTAAACGACATGACCAATAAGAAGCTTTAGTTCTATCTGTTTTATTTTTACAATCATGACGTGCAGCAAATGCTCTACGTGCTTGAGGATTATTTAGTTTAGCTCTTAATCCAGTTGTATCACCAAATGATACTTTTTTAACTCCACCACCTGGTTTACGAACATAAACATAGAATTTTTTAGACCCACCACGTTTTGGTTTTCCAATTGGAGGTATTTTCTTTTTATCTGCTTCAGCAACTAATTCTTCTTCAGTTAAAATATAATCGAGTGGATATTCAATTTCATTATAAGTAAAAAATTCACCTATATTTGATTCTAATATTTCAATATCATCTTCAGTTACTGATAATAATCCTTTATTATATAATTCACGTGCTTCATTAAATAAAGCAAAATATTGTTTAGATAATGGACGATATATATTATGAATTAATTGTTTACCTTCAGCAATATGATATTTTAATCCTTCAGATAATACAGGTGTATTTTGTCCTTCTTTTAATATTAATTTAGGACCATTACATCCACAATCTTCATTTAAATCAGATCCAATATCGTTTACATCTTGATAAGCATATTTATTTGTAGGTTCAATAGTTCCCATAATTACTTGTGGATTTATTCCTTTTGCTCTAGCAAACATTAAACGAGTATTACCACCTATTAAATAATATTTATTCGGAGAATATTGCAGTATTAACGCGGGAGGAGTTTTTTCGGCAGACATTATGCTTTGATAATCTTTACCGTAGTGACGCGCTAATTCTATCGCTTCTTCCTCGGAATTTATATCGTATGAGTCAGTATTTTCTAAACGTGACCATATTTCATCAGTTAAAGTAACTTCTTTACCGCTTGATAATGAATTATAAACTACATCGTATGGTAAACCTAATTCATCTGCTGTACGTTCTATTTCTTCATTTTCTGCTCGTAAAATAGGAATCCATAATAATGGAGATTTACTTTCTAAACGTACTTTTGCTTTATCTGTATTCGGAACTACACGATCGCCTTCACGATCAGCAGCCGCTTTTTTACGAGACGTAGCAGCACGTTCAGCTTTTGATAATGAATTTGCTTTTGCACGAGGTAAACAACGAGTTGTTGCTTGTCCTTTTTTCATTGTACCACAATCACCTGTTATATTACCTTGAGTATCGATTCGAACCCAATCTTCTTTTTTAAACCAATCACGAAGGGATTCATTCATATCATATTTTTCAACATTATCATGTCCGCATTTATGACAAACGAATGGTTCTTTACCTCCATCTTTTAATTTCCATTCCCATCCACATTCTTCACAATCAACCATTTCTTCATCACCCTCCATCAATCCTTTACATACTTTAACAGCACGACCAGAAAGATAAGCTGATGGTACTTCACCAGCAGCTATACGACGATTATAATATGCTTTACCTTTAGGACATAATTTTTTTTCTGTTATAACCTGTTCGATTATAGATTTTATTTTATTTTGATCCATTATCTTCTTGTTTAGGTAAAAACCAATTTGAACACCATTTAGATGGATCTTGAATTTGATTACCTTCGTTATCTATTAATTCAGCAGTACCCATATGTTCTTGATAGTTTGTACTTGAACACATATGTTTATCGTCTTGTTTATAATAAAATTTACATACGTGACATCCAAAACCTACAGGTGAGTACATGTATGGAGGTGATACCTCAGATACTTCACTTAATATATTAATTAATTTAATCATAACTTAAATTATTTATTTTCCTCCGCGTTTTATCTTATAATAAATCTGTACTCCTAACCATCCAATGGATAGTATATAGAAAATACCAGTAAGTACAGGATTTAACATAGAAAAGAAGCTATTAAATAATGCTATACAAGTTGTTGCTACCCCGGCAGCATTTAGCTCAGTTGATTGATGCATTTTATTAAGAAGTGATAAAAATGTTATGACCATAAATATTATGAATTCAGTTTAGCCTTTGTTTCTTCTATGTCTTTTAATACTTGTTCGCGTATTTTCTGTTTATCCAAAGCTTTAACATGCCAATCTTCAATATCGCCTTGTTCAGTTACTATTCCTGTAGAATCAAATGAATTTAAAAAATCATCAAATCCATTTACAAATTCATCTAACATGAAATTAGCATTAGATTTAATTATTTTATCTTCATATTCTTGGTATTTACCTTCTATTTTTAATCGTGTTTCCATTTTAATAACACAATCAAAACAAGTTTGATGGATTCTAAACATTTTTTTATCATGTTCATTTTTCATTGGTTTAGAACACGTAGGACATAAAAGAGGAGTATGAGCATGAAGTTTAGCTCTATCTAATTTAGTAACACTTATTTTAATACCATTTTTGATAGTCCATTTTTTACCAAATTCTTCCCAAACATCTCCTTCATTTCTATCAATATATTTAGTAGTATATCCTACTTGAGTTTGAGTAGCATCTCCTTGTTTACCAGATACTAAATTACGAATACGTTGTACGTCTCGTTTAGTAAACTCTTTTTGTAATAGTGTTTCTCTTGACATATTATAACCCTAATTGTTTTAATTGTTTTATTGTTGATGCTGTAGATATATGATGAATACCAATACCACCTGCTTTAATCCAACGTTCAATATTATCTTCTCTATCGTCGATTAATATTGCATTCGGTTCAGCTAAATCTTGTTTAAATTTTGCTTGTTTAAATATTATTTTAATGCCTGGAATATATTTATTAACCCATTGTAATTTACCTTCTTTAGATGATGGATCCATTGATGGTGCTGTTAATAGTTTAGGATTAAATTGTTTAATATAACTCCATAATTGTTCTCCATCTGGCATCCAATTTAATTCAGCCCAAAATTTAGCACCGGCTTTATCGATTGAAGACCAAAATTCAGTTTTATTATAAGGTGAACTAAAACCAGGTGCTTTACGTCCTGTTAAATCATTATATCCACGTTCAAAATCAACAATAACACCATCCATATCACAATATAATTTATATTGTTGTTGTTGCTCATTTAATTTAGAAGGTTGATTTACGAATGATTTTACTTTAGATATAAGTTCCGGTTCAGATAAAACGGAATCTTTAATTTTTTTATCTATAGTAATAAATTCACGTTCTAATTGAGATACTAATTGTTTAAATTGTTCTCTTGATTTTTCAGTAGCTTTATCTTTTTTAGCTTGTTCTTCAGGTGATAAAGGTATATCTTGAGTTTTGCGAAAAGTAGATACAAATTGTTCTGGATTTGTACTGGTTAATTCTTCTAACCATTCATATAATTTACCTTGTTGAACTGCTTGATTAAATCCTTCAATTTCATTTTTATATTCATCATCAGGAGCTTGATATAATACAAAATTATCACCTAATTTGTTTTTATAAGCATCAATATTACCATATACATTATTCCATGTTGATATAACACCTATTTTAGGTACTTTACGTTCACGTTTAAAATTCCTTAAAAACGATACTATTGGATGAGCATATACCATGATCATTAATGCATCATAATCAGAAGCAGTATTTAATAATCCAGGAGTTTCTTTACGTTTATATAATCCACCAAGTAATTTAGCAGCATTAGATGCTGTAGTATCCCAGATAAATGATTTACCTGAAGAAAGTGTATTAGGTACATCAACATCATCTACTTGAGCTGAAGCTGCTGATAAATTATTAAACATTGGACTTGATTTGTCCTCAATGTATTTATCAGGATTAATTATTTCAAAACCAGGGGTTGATCCTTTAATTTTATCTATTAAAGTAGATTTACCAACTCCAGCACCTCCAGCTAAAATTATCATTTTACGTTGAGGTGAAACAATTTCTTGTAATAAATTAAATAATTTTATCATTTTACTATAAACATTTCAGGTCGCATTTGAGCGAAGTTTCTCATCATAATAGCGGCGGCAGCATTAGCTTCATTTTCATGTTCATGTCCTGTTTTGCCTGACTCTGGAGTTAATCTATTCTGTATGTCTTGTTTGTAATGAACTAATTCATGAGCTAATGTTCTAAAAACATCTGCTTGATGACGATTAGCTACACTTAATTCTATGCTTTTATTATTTGGATCATAACCACCAAATGAACGTCTTGATTCTGCTGTTGTAGGATCATAAGACATTTTTAGTGGAGGTAATGATTTTAATTTTAAATATTCTCTACAATATCCAATAAATTCTTTTAATAGTGGAAATTTATTTTCATAAAGTGATTCAAATGTAGGTTCTAGATTTCCATTATACGTTTTAGTAAATGCATCAAAGAATTGTTTAATACTAATTCCGTTAGGTAAAAAATATCCTACTTGTTTTAAATTACGAGATTGAATAGCATCTCTAAAATCAGTAGCTGAAATATTTTCAAAATTACCAGCATCAAATATTTCAACTTTAGAATTATTGACTAAACTAGCAAAACGTGAACTTTCTTCTTTACCAAATACAGCAATAAATTCTTGATCAGGATTACTTTTTATTTGATTAAATGTATAATATACAGGTGATCCTTCTATTGGTACAATTCTTACTTTAGGACCTAACATATTAGTATATAAAGCCCATACATCTAAAGATTGATCTAAAGTTACACCACCGCGTTCTTTATCAGATATAGCAATAACCACCTCAGAAATATCACTTCTATCAACTAATTGTTTAACTACTTGGAAATGACCTTTATGAGGTGGTTTAAATGCGCCTGGGTAAATTGCTATTTTCATTAATTAATATACAGTATAATATACTTATAAATATTAATTTTCTACGTTCAATTTAACTGATGTTGGTAATCGTTCAGTATATGGAGAAGCATTTGGATTCTCAAGTTTATATATATCTTGAATTTTAGTAAACATAGTAAAATTCTTTTCAATATCATCTACAATTTTAACTTGCCATCCTTTACCTTGCATCTGACCCTCTTTACCTTCTTTATGTGTTTTAGCTTTTAACCAAATAATACCAGTACGAGTAACATGTTCAGTATGAGTTTCATTCCAAGCCTGCGCGTATGCTGCGAGTTGTAAGTCATATGATGTATGTAGTGAATTTGATGTTTTAATGTCTAATAACCAAAGTTCCTCGTTGATTCTCACAATCAAATCGGCCGTACCAGCATATTCATGTTCATCAGAAAATAAATGGTATTCAGCAGCAACTAATTCTGGTTTTACTGTATTCCAAAAATCAGCAAATCGTAAAATCATTTTCCAAACATCTAATTGATATTTAGCTGTTCCATATTCATCTAACCAAATAATTTCTTTACCATTTAAAAAATCTTCAATAGCATTATGTACTTGTGTTCCTTCGTGGGCTGCTTTTCTCATAATAATTTCACTATTATGTCCGACATCTTTTAACCACGAATGAAAAAAATTATTCTTAGGAAAGAAATTTAATATTGATGTAACAGATGGGTAGTACTTATCACTACGTCTGTAGAAACGACTATCTAAAATATTTATTTGTTTAGAATTTTCTGTGTATTCAACAATCCGTTTAATTTGTGGATCTCTGATTACATTTGAGTTTTGCTCAATCATGCGATTTTTAGTTTTATACCCATTATTTTTTCAAATGTTAGTGGATATGTGTTTTCAATTATATTTAAGAAATTCTTAAATCCGATTTCATTTGCATCCTTACCATCCATTTCAACTAGATAAACTTCTTTACCATAGTTCATTAATGTTTGACAGTGTTGTAATGCTTCACGTTGTGCGTCTTTATCTAAAGCAACGTATACTTTTTCTGTATCTGATAATACTAATTTTTTCATTAGTGCTTCAGAGAGTACTTTACCAAATAATGGTATTACATTACGTTGGATAGTTAGTGCATCAAATATACCTTCAACAAGTACAATTGGTGCTTCCCAATTTACAAAATATTCTAATCCAATTATATTTTTATTTTGTACTGATGGATTTTTATATTTACGAGGTGAATCTTGATCAAACGAACGAGCAATAAAATAATTTAATCTACCATCAGCATCATAAGAAGGAATAATAACTCGATTCGAATAATCACCATCAGCACAAAAACCAATATTATATTTTTTAATATGATTTATTGTTATATTTCGCTTATGAAGAAAATGTAATGCTTGTTTAGCATATATTTGTTCGATTTTACTTAAACCTGATAAATTATTTAGTGATTTAAATTCTTTAGGTAATGATATTTGATCATATATTATTTCTTGACGTTTAGTAGGAATAATAATAACGTCTAATTGTTCTGATTTAGAACGATCAACTTTTAATGCTTTAAATAATGAGTGAACTGTTTTACCTTTAGTATTACATACCCAACAATGCCATGGGTTTTCTTTTTTCTCATTAGTTAATGTATTAATCTCAAGTTTAGGTTTTTGATGATTACAGAAAGGGCAATGAAATGAATGATTACCTTTTGATGTAGGTTTTGATTTACCTAATACCGATTCTAATAAACTAATTAAAACTAGATTTTCCATAACATGAATATGGTAAGGAAATTTACTATATCAAATCTTTACGGAAAAACTTACCTAATATATTATCATTATATGAATTAATTTCTAACACGTCATATTCAAACTGTGCTTTTAATTCAAGGTAAGTTAAATGTTTTTTTGATTTAGCCACATATATAATTTCACGAAGAAATTTATCTTGTCCAAATATTTTAATGTCTGAGATTAATTCTTTAGATGAACCATAATAAGTTTTCCAATCAGACTCGACTTGAATTACTTCATGAGTTGATTTTCGGCCTCGAGTAACTGGTTGTTCAGCGAGTTGTTTTTTAGTAAGTTTATGTTTTTTATTATGATATAAAGATTTTTTACCAATATATACTTTATTAGTATCTATATGAGTAATCTTATAAATAAAACCAAACGTACTTTCTGGAAATTGATCTATCGATTCAATTTGTTTTTTAAATAATAACCATTTAGGAGTCATAACGTATTAGGAAGGTCATATCTGTTTCTGTTGAGATAGGAACAGGTTGACCAAATTTTGCAACCATTAATAATTCATTATTATCATTATATAATCCAAGTGTAGTTGCATAAGGTTGAAAATCAGATCCAGTAGCAAAGTTCTTTACTTCAGAGTAAGCATTTGAGCTAGTCTGAAGTAAAGATGGGTTATATGATAAGTTAAATTCGTTTTCTTTTATTTTAGCAGTAATATAATTTTCATATACTGTATGCTCGTTAGTAAAACTTAATTTGAAATCATTTATGTTTATTATTGCTGTCATATATTATAAATATTAATTAACAAAATATAAATTCATTAGTTACAGTAATATATATATCTGCTGGTGTGGGTGTAGTACCATCTAATACACAATATTGTGGAGATGTTTGATTGTATACATATGCAGATGTTAGATTACCATTACAATCAGTATAATATACAAAATTGTCAGTATCAGGACTTGAATTAGTAAATGTCCATATTGAGCAGCTTGCTGTTGGTGTTGGTGTAGGAGATGGTGATGGTGGTGGGTTTACTGGCGCCGGCGTAGGAGCAGGTGATGGTGGTGGGTTTACTGGTGCCGGTGTAGGAGCGGGTGATGGAGATGGTGCAGGTGAAGGAGGATTTACATAACAAGATGCATTTCCACAGTTATCTACAGAAGCACCTACTGTATCATTTATAGATTGGGCACCTACTTCATTTTGAATTGTATAGCAATATGATGTACCTCCTGATATTACTACTGTACCTGTACCAAAGTAATTAGTTCCACCATATACAATTTGATTTACACTATCATGACATCTAGTAGCATTATAATAATATACGGGAGGAGTTGCTGGTGCAGGTACAGGTGCAGGTGATGGTGGTGGGTTTACTGGCGCCGGCGTAGGAGCAGGTGATGGTGGTGGGTTTACTGGTGCCGGTGTAGGAGCAGGTGATGGAGATGGTGCAGGTGATGGTGGTGGAGTATAACAACCTGGATTACCACAATTATCTACTGATGATGTTATTGTATCATCGTACGATTGTGCTCCTACTTCGTTTTGAATTGTATAACAATATGTTGTACCTCCTGATAGTACTACTGTACCTACACTATAATAAGTAGTTCCACCAAATACAATTTGAGGTATATTATCATGACATCTAGTAGCATTAAAATAATAAAGTGGTGGTGCTGCTGGTGATGGTGCAGGTGACGGTGCAGGTGCAGGTGACGGTGTTGGTGATGGGGCTGGAGATGGGGATGGTGCAGCAGGACATCCTGAGAAACTTACCCTTCCGGCTGTTCTATATGGTGTTGTATCTGGATCGAGATTTACAACTGGGCTATTATCCCAAACCCAAAAACCTCCAGTTTCTAAATCAATATATCTTTGATCTGCTCGTGTTGGTTCTGTTAAAGTATATGAACTAACTGTCAAAGAAGGACACTCATTTATTACATACATTGGTAGTAATGTAGGTGTAGGTGCAGGTGCAGGTGAAGGTGCAGGTGAAGGCGGTATTTCAACAGGTGCAGGTGTTGGTGATGGTGATGGCATTGCAGGTGCAGGTGTTGGTGATGGTGATGGCATTGCAGGTGCAGGTGTTGGTGATGGTGATGGCATTGCAGGTGCAGGTGGTATTTCAACAGGTGCAGGAGCCGGTGCAGGTGGTATTTCAACAGGTGCAGGAGCCGGTGAAGGCGGTATTTCAACAGGTGCAGGAGCAGGTGAAGGCGGTATTTCAACAGGTGCAGGTGTTGGTGATGGTGATGGCATTGCAGGTGCAGGAGTTGGTGATGGTGATGGCATTGCAGGTGCAGGTGTTGGTGATGGTGATGGCATTGCAGGTGCAGGTGTTGGTGATGGTGATGGCATTGCAGGTGCAGGAGTTGGTGAT